TTCGGCCGCACTCGCCTTTCTTCTTCTCGGTCTGCTCCTTTATCCAGTCCTTAGCGTCAACCGCCAAATCCACCAGGTAATTCCAGTAATCCACGACCTGCGATATGTGCTGGCAGTCAGTCACCGAGCCTTTATCCCTCGCCTTGTAGAAAATGGTGCACGGGTTCACCTCGGTATAGGTCTCCTTGACGGTGGCCATGACGCTCTCGTGGAAGGCCTTGGGGTCAAAGGCTTGAGTTCCTAGAGTTACTTGAGTTACTTGAGTTCCTGGAGTTTCTAGCATACCTTGAGTTTCTTGAGTTAAAGGGGCTGGCGCGCCATTTGAAACAGTAGCCGCCTGTGCCTCGGCGGTTTTAGTTTTTTCCCTCTCGGCGTCAATTTTGCCCTGAGTCAGGATATAAAATACTCCGGCTACGGCTGCTGCCAGAGACGGGACCATGTCCATAAAGGTTTTCTGCGCCTCTGACTCCTGAATAAAAAGCGGGATGATTGCGGCCAGCACAGTGATGATGAAGGCGCTGTACTTCTTCTTGCCGTCTAAGAATTTTTGTAGCATATCAATTACCTCCTTTGTTTTTGGTGGTTGTGGGCTGGGCATGAGCTTCAGCTCATGCCTTCCTTCCTTTATTAATGATTACAGGGATTTAGCGTGATTACGGAGATGCCGCCAAAAATCGCTGTAATCTTTTCCCATCGCTGCAATCTTTTTTACCTACTCCATAAGGGTTAACAATGTATCCGGCACCGGCTTGCTGTTTTCTGAATAATGTCTGGCCAGGTGCCTGGCAGCATCAAGTATCTGCTGCTCGGTAGCCTCTACCCGCTTGCCGCGGAATCCGCCACGGCTCAGGGCGGCTACGGCTGCGGCCAGATGCTCCCAGTCTGTGGTCTGATAATGGCCGACTTTACCCTTGATGGCTCTCAAGATAGCCTTGGTATGATGCGGCAGCTTCCACGTCTCCGGGTCTTCCTTATCACCCACTATGGCAAACGCCTGCCAGGGAAGCCCATCCTTTAAGCGGGGTAGACCTTCTTCAATCTTTGACTTTCCCATCGGTGTCTCCTTCCAGTCGTAAATTCCAAATCCTAAATCCTAAACTCTAAACAATATCAAAGTTCAAAATCCAAATCTCAAACGGTCATCCTGTGCCCTTCATTACGGTCATTCTGAGCGAGATTCTTCGTCGCTTCGCTCCTCAGAATGACATGTACAGAAAGTTAAGTCCTCCCTTTCGGATTTATTCTGTATTTGGTGCTTAGTGCTTAGGATTTTCACTCTGTGTTGTCTCCTTGATACAACGTGCCGACCTTTAGTTTCCGGCCTCTGCCGAAGCGCTGGAGCTGAGATTTGAACTCCTTGAGCATGCTGCTCCCCCAGCTTTGGTAGTCGGTATCGGCTCTATCGCCGCCGATGCCGGCGACGTCCGAGCGGTACTGAGCCTGACCCAGCACGGCATAAGCAGCAGCTCCCAGGGCTAAAATGTCTTCCAGGTGGCTGGGGATGGTGCTAGTGCCTCCGTCCAGTGTATGAACCTTGCCCCAGTAAATGTGACAGTTCTCACCATTTCCCTCGGTGTCGCCTACTAAAGTGATGGTGTCACTGTAGACGGCAAAGCGCTGAAAACTCCTTGGTGTTTCTCCCACCGGGAGCTCTATCCGGTCCACCGAGACCCGATCGGTAAGTGTGGCGATATCTATGTCGCGGCTGTCTGAAGTGGTAGCGATGGTTGATTTCATCTCCCTGGGGACATAGCGGGATAGCTCGGCTACGGCTCTCTGGATAGCTCTGTCAATTTCGTTGTCCTGCCAGCGATAGTTAGAGTTATCCTCGTCCTTGAGGTCCCGCCTGACCAGTGTTCTCATGGTGGTTAAGTTCATTCTCTGCTCCGTAGATTGATTACAGCGATTTAAAAGCTAAGTGTAGCCTCGACCTTCCCTCACATGTAGCCTCGACCTTTTAAGATCGAGGTCACGAGGTTAAAACCTCGTGGCTACATGTTTTTCTCTTCTCCTGTCACTCTTCGGACTTACCCATTCTGCGAGATTCTTCGCGGAGTTTATCCTGAGCGAGATTCTTCAGTCGCTTCTCTCCTTCAGAATGACAAATAGCGAAGGGCTCCTCAGAATGACAAATAGCGAAGGGCTCCTCAGAATGACATTAACGAAGGGCTCAGAATGACAATTTGTAAGTGGGGAAGTGAAGCTGTCCACCCCTGTTTCTGGTGCGTCTCCACTCCCCCACCAATCCCAATCTCCCAACCCCACCACCAAATCACAAATTACAAATTACATTGTTATTTGGTGCTTGGTGCTTGGGATTTATCATTTAGTCTTGAACTCCGATAAGGGCGCCTCGCCTCTGCTTGCAGAAGTCGACCAGTGTGATATACCACTTGATTCTGGTCCTGGAGGCGTCCTTGCCTTCCATGGCGCCTATCGGCTCGACCTGTAGGCCGCCGTTGGTAGCACCCGAGACGGCGCCTTCGCCGAACTGTACGGCGAAGATGATGGAGCAAGCGCCACCGGTAGCCCCGGTCTCATAGCCGCTGGCCAGTACATGTGTGTCCTTGACCCAGTCGGAGACGCCGATGGGTATACCGTTATAGAGCTGGGTAAAATCGCCGAACTCTCCCCTGACGGTCTCCATGTAAGCGCCGCTGGCTCTAACCAGCGCCGTGACCTTGCGGCGTGACCGGCGGCTCATCAGCAGCAAATCGGGCTTGCCACCTCTGACGGCGTCAATCAGCTCATCGAGCTTGGCCAGTGTAAGCGCCGCGCCCGTACCGCCCATAGTAATCACCTGGCTGCCCGCCTGGGTGCAGTCAATCAGCTTTCGCAGGCCGTCGAACTGATTGGTTCCACCTGAACTGTCACCGTAGATGAATTTGTCCTCAAACTCATGCCTGATGGCTTTGGCCGTCAGCTCAATGATGGCAGCCTCGATGTCCTGGATATTGGAGCGGGTCTGCCTGATGTAATTATCTACATCGGCGTTCTGACCGAGTATAGCCAGTACCGCGGTGAGCTGGTCGAAGTCCGGTGCCGGAGAAGTCGACCAGTCGGCATTGACGGCATGCCATTCGGCGGTGGGGAGCGTCTTCTCCCGGTTGTAGGTCAGGCCGTTACCGACAATCTCGATAAACGGCATTTTCTGAAGTACAGGTGAGTCCTTCAGTATGGTTTCTATGACGCCTTGAAGCAGGACGTCATTGGAAAGTTTTGCAGCTTCGGTTAGTGATATAGCCATAATAAACTCCTTTCAGTCGTATATTCCAAATCTCAAATCTCAAATTCCAAATCCTTATGTTTGATATTTGATGCTTGGGATTTGGTGCTTGACTATTGCTCTTTCTTCTTTCGGACTTGTTCCAACCCGTAGTTTATTTTCTCCTTGGTGCTCATGGCCAAGGTATCCAGCCCGGCTCTAGCCGGTGCTCCGGCGGGTATCGAGGTCGCTTGCGTCTGTTTCGACAGTGACTCCTGTACGCTGGCCACCAACTTGAGCGCACGGTCGAGCGAGTCCTTGACCTCCTCGATGGTCGTGCCCGAGATAGCCTCGGAGGGAATCAAGGGATTAGAGCTGGCTGCCAGCTTTTTGTAGTCCTCCACAGCATTTACGTAGGCTGCCCTGGCTCCCTCGAAGTCGTGGCTCATCCTGGCGAGCTGGCCTTCGAGCCCGGTAACCACGCCGGCTTTGGCCTCGACCTGGCTCTCCAGCGCGGCTACTTTGTCCTGAAGCTCTTTAGCAGCCGGCTGACTAAGCTCCTGACTATCATCCAAAGATTCTTCGCTTTTTTCGGTCTTCGGTTTGCCGGCCTCGTACTCCTGTTCATTGTGTTCCTTGAGTTCCTTGGGTTCGTTGTGTTCATCTGCCAATTTGTTACTCCTTTCCTTGAAGATGATTACGACGATTAACTTTTCGGGCGGATTGGAGCAGATGCTCCGCGGTACCCGGCACTTCGTCTTATGTCATTCTGAGAGAGCAACGCGACCGAAGAATCTCACGAAACTCATGTAGATTCTTCGCTCCGCTCAGAATGACACGGGAGTGCGCTGTAATCATTCTCCTATTCAACGCTCTCCATCTCTGTGGCTGCTGTTCTCTCTCGCTCGCTGCCGCGGGTGGAGCGTGCCCTGAACTGCTGATTCATTTCCAGTATCCTCTTCCTCTCCTCCAGCCATTTCTCAAACTCCGCCTCCGGGTCTCTAATACCCAGCTCGTCCATAGCCGTCCTGCGGGAATGGACGCCCGACTGGACTAAAACCTGCTCATTCTGTGCCAGCCTGGCTCTATCCTGGGGCAGCACCGCTCCCCAGACGATTCTGGTGTCTACGCCGGTCAAGTCCTCACCGGCGAACTGCTTATGCAGCTTCAAAATCATCTGGCATCGGCGCGCATAGGCGGCGGCGCGTATTGTTCTTTTACGTCTGACTTTCTGCAGCAGCGACTGTAGCTCCATCTCCAGGGCAACACCCGATAGCTCCCTTTCGATGCCGCCGTAGGCTGCACGCGGTGACTCCGAAATGTCGTGCAGGCAGCGGTAAATCATATCGATATAGTCGACATGCAGCCTGATGCCGCCGCCGGCAAGCAGGTCCAAAAGATAAGCTTTGGCTTCCTCCGGAATAGTCCACACGGCTCCCGGCTGAACTTTTATTTCCTCGGCGGATTCCACACCTTCGAGTACAGCTATGGGGTTACCCGAGACTTCAAGTATGCGGGATAACTGGGACAGTGCCCGGTTAAGCTCCCGCTGCGCCTGCTTCAGCGGCGGAATATCTGAGGTGCCCCAGAAATGTTTCGGCTGCCTGACGTTGGGAAAAATGACAAAGGGGATAAAGCCGTAGGGATTCGGCTTGTCCTCGATAGTCTCGTTATCCAGAGAAAGGGTGAACTGCCTGTCCGTCCACAACTCGGTGATGGTGACGGTTTTCTTATCAGTCTGGCGCTGACCTGTCCTCGAGCGAAGCGAAGGATAGAGCTGTTCAACTTCCTCCCGGGTCAGGGTATAGCGCGAAGCCACCCGCCACACCTGGGACAGGTCGTCGCCCAGCCACCAGGCAAACAGTCCGGTTACATCGGGGCTGGTTACCCTGATGCGTTTCTCCTGTGCGTCCCAGGTGACCTTGAAGCAGCCGTCACCCAATATAGCGGTATCAACTTCGGTCTCATAGTCCAGCTCCTGCAGGTTATTTTGGTGATAGACATCGTAAATGACCTTCTCCGCTTTCTGAGCTGTGTCTCTCTGGTCTTTGCTATTTAACTTTTGATTTTTGATATTTAATGTTTGATTTTCTACAGGCTCGCAGGCAAAGTTCAGCCCTTCCATGAGATAAGAGGTAACCTTGTCGATGGCTATCTTGGCATAGTTGAAGACGAGCTGGCGTCCTGAGCGGCGCGAAGGATCTGATTTCTCCGCCCACTGCTCGCCGTTATAAAAGTCGAGGTTTGCCTTGTAGCCGGCAAAGCGCGAGCGGTCAAGCTGGGCAAGTGATTGAAGATTAAAGTTAGTCATTCTCAGCGTTTCCTCTTTGTCATCCTGAGCGTTTCCTCTTTGTCATCCTGAAGCCTCCCTTTGTCATCCTGACCCTGAACGAAGTGAAGGGGAAGGATCTCCGGGTTAGATGTAAGATTCTTCGTCGCGTTGCTCCTCAGAATGACAGAGAAGGAGGGACTCACAATGACAGAGTCGGATGGGCTCAGAATGACAGAGAAGGAGGGACTCACAATGACAGAGAAGGAGGGACTCACAATGACAGAGTCGGATGGGCTCAGAATGACAGAGAAGGAGGGACTCACAATGACAGTTTTTCGACATCACAAATCAAGCCTCAAAATTTTTGGTCTTTTATCTTTAATTTCTGATTTTTTAAACGCTCGCTGTACCGTTCTCCTGCTGACTCCGAAAAGCTCAGCTATTTCCTTAACGCTTTTACCCCTCCGCCTCAGTTCCGCCATTCGCCTCTTCCG